TTGAATCTTCGATCCTAGCAATCCCATCGGTGTGCTGGGCGGATGCGTTGGCGATGGTGGAGATCCGTGCATCCAGTTGGCTGTAGCCCCATACGCCAGCCATTAAAACGCCTACAAGCTGAAGCAGAAAGCTAAGGGAAAAGCTGACTTTAGCTGACTCCTTAATCGCTCCAGGCGTCATCAGGACGTAATCTCAATGATATTATCTTGCTGCTTCTTCTGCTTCGGCTGCTTCTTCTGCTTCGGCTGCTTCTTCTGCTTCGGCTGCTGCTGCGGCTTCTGCTTCGGCTGCTGCTGCGGCTGCGGCTGCTGCGGCTGCCCGAGCTTCTCTCGCAACCTTCAGCGTTGGGAGAAACTCAATAACATCCTCCGTCCTGAACTCATAGGCCGGGAGATCCGCTGGGCGGAGAGTTGCTGCCGCTAAGAAGTCGGTCATGTCATCTGGGCTCAAGGTGATTTGTCCTTGGCTGCCGAGTATAGAGGGAACAAACCCAGATACCAGAAGTTTCCCGTAGTAAAAATGAACCACTAGCATTCCAGAATCATGCTCTCGTTGCTCGTTATGGACCCGCCCGTGGGTGTACCCATCAACTGCTGTGTCTAGCTTGAAGATCCTCATTTGCTTCGTCCTTCTTATAGTTACTGAACTGTGGATTCTAGCTCAATGACCCTAGTGGTCAGTCGCTGTTAGCTCCAAGGCTGGAATTGTTTCAGCCCATACTGGACTGGCACAAGTTTCGTTTCTGAGGCACTGCTGAAGCTCGTATCCTCTTGGGCCATCCCGATAATCATGGAAAGCTGATCGGCCTTCATGCCCTCTCCTTCCGTTGATGAGGTGCAAATCCCATCACCCACTTCGATGTCGCCGTTCTCACCGTTACAGATAATGTGTCCGTCACCCAAGCAATAGATTTGGTGGAGGTTGTCGTCATTTACTACTGATTCTGTGTACTGACCGGAGTAGGCACCCAAGACGTTCTTAGCGTAAGCCGACTGAGATTTCTGCACCTTGTAGAGAATCCCGCGCTCCATGTCCTGTCCGTCTTCTTGCTTGTAATAAATCTCAACAATCTCCACCAGCGTCCCGTAGGCGTAAGCTGTTTCGCCAACTGGGAGTGATGCGTCGTGACCAGCAGTGAAGGCGTTGTAACTAACGGTTCCAGAAGTGAAGGTGATGGTTCCCTGCGTCGTGCCATTACCCGACATGATGCCAACGGCAGTGTTGGTGCCAGCGGCGTCATCTGCACCACAAATAATATTGACACCCAAACTTGAAGTGGCGTTTCCGTCATGTCTGAAGTTGGCCGCATATTGGTCTGCGGTAGTCCAGAACGTCGCGAAGCCCGCCGCAGGATACGCAGCAGCCGTGCCTCCGTTAACGTGTGTTTTACCATCTGCCGCGATGGTCAGACGCGCAGTTCCGCCAGTGACAAAATGCAGATCATCAGCCGACTCTTCTACGATGTAGGTGTTCCCGCCGCCGTCGAGATAGAGCTTCTTGGTGGCGGCGAGGATTACATCGCCAGCGAAGGAAGCGTTCCCCGCGCCATTAAAGGTCGCGGCCAATGAGCCTCCGGTGACGAAATCAATTGAGTCCGCCTGCTGCTCGTAGATGTAGGTGTTCCCGCCGCCGTCGAGGTAGAGCTTATTGGTGGCGACGAGGGTTACATCAGTGGATATCTGAAACTGCGTACTCGTTATTTTGAGTCGCTCGCCACCTCCCGTGAAGAAGTCGATCTGGTCGGCACTGGGCTCATTTATGTAGGTGTTGCTGCCGCCGTCGAGGTAGAGCTTCTTGGTGGCGGCGAGGGTGAGGTCGGCTGCGAGGGCTACGGTCGCCGCGCTTCCGTCAACAGTGAGGATGGCCGTTTCTTTGCCGTCGTACACGGTGAAGTCACGGAATTGGGTCGTGCCGTCGTTGTAGCCACGGAAATTAATTGGGAAGTTGCCGTTCCCGTTCGTGGCGTATTCCGAGAGCCCTACTGCGGCCATGCGATAGGTCGCGTTGAACGAAGTGTTCCCCGTCACGGCCAACGTGCCCGTGACCGACACTCCTGCGGCTTCCATCGACATCGTAGGCGTTGTGAACGTGGTGTTTCCGGTGGCCGTACCCGGAATGAACTCAAGGGCTTGGGTAATGGTCTGGCTTGCTACGATCTTCCAAGCCCTTTGCGTATCGGCTGCCCGAATGATTAGGCCGGAATAGCTGCCCGAGCTGCCGTCTCCGATTGTGATGGTCCTGTGAGCCCCAGACGCAGAAACGACCATATCAGAACTAAACGCACTTGTGCCCGCGACGGCGAGAGTGCCGCCAAGTGACACAGCCCCAGCGTCAACGAGCATGGCCCAGTTGGCCGCGCCCTCAGTCGGTGCCCCCGTTATGTGGAGGCTGCTGGCGTTGGTGATAGTGCCGCCGCCCGTGTTCGTAATTCCGGGTTCGTCGATCCGAAGCTGTGAGATGTCTGCAATGGTGCCCGTGACCATGTTCGTTTGTATGCCGTTCATCGCCACGCTTGACGAGTAGGTCGTGTCACCGCTGTGATTCGTAAGCGCCTGCCCGATGAGCGTTCCGACTGCAACCGTTGACGCACCGAGCGAGGTGAACGAGGCCCCGAGATAGAACCCAGCATAGTTCACCACAGCCGCGCCAATCGCGTGGGGGCCTGCGCCGCTGACGGTGAGGTTGCCCCCGACGGCCAACGTGGAGGAGAGCGTGGTTGCAGCAGCACCGAACGTACCCGTGGTGACTAGATTCTCGTTACCGAACGTGATGGCACCTGATGTATCGGTAATTGAGCCAGCGGCTAGAACTAAGGTTCCGGGTTTGACGGTTGTCGTTGCTACCACATCGTCTACATAGAGGTTCGCCCAGCGGACCCCTGTCGTGCCGAGATCATCCGTGGAGTCAGTGTCTGACACCACGTTGCCTCCGTGGGTGGTGACGCCTGTTACGCCCAACGTGCCTGCCATCGCTACCCCAGCCGCGCCTGCGTCGATTTGTACGACGTTCGACCCGTCAAGATATATCAGCGACTTGTTCGCAGAATTGGCTGCGTTACGAGAGACTATCGCGGTGTTATTCGTTAGCCTGACAGCGCCTTCCGTTGACGGGCTCGCGCCAATAATCACATCACCAGTCAACGTGCTTGTGCCCGCCACACTCAGGGTGCTGCTTAGTTCTAGGTCCGCAAACGCATCAAGCACCGCAGCACCTGATCCCGCACCATCTGTGTAGATTGTTGCGTTTTTGCCGGGAGCAATCGTGATATTAGCACCAGAGCCCTGACTGATAATGATATTTTGAGAGCCGCTCGTGGCGTTCTCAATAATCCAAACCTTCTTAACCGTGTTGGGGCCAAGCGTAATAGTACAGGCGGAGTCCAATGTGCCAGTGTATTTCAGGAACAATGCACGACCCTCGTCAGCCGCACCGTCTGCTATCGTCGTGGCGTGGGTGTCCGCATTGGTCGTGATACCCTCAGTACCATACCCCAGCGCCTGACCGATTAATTCAAGGTTCAGGTTGGTGGAGGTGCCCCAGGTGCCTGACTCATCGCCTGTAGTAATCTCCTTTAGCCGCAAATTATTTACATATGTTGCCATGTTTCTTTCCTATCTCTGGCAGAATCATTACGAGGGCACAAGTACCCAATCAGGTGTCTGCGAGTCAGATACTTCTGACCAACTTGGTGTCTGCGAGTCAGATACTTCTGACCAACTTGGTGTCTGCGAATCATCTATTATCGCCCAAACATTTACTCGTTGCGTTTGTCCAATCGCAGACAAGCCCGTGACGGAAACAGTTACTCCGGTACCACCACTTGCTGTTACTGACCCAATCGCACTGGTCGCGCTCAATCCGGTAAGCGTAAGGTTGGAGTCTCCTGAGACAACCACCGACCCTACCGCGCTTGTTCCGGCTATTCCCGTTACCGTAACATTTGATGTACCCGTTACGGTGACGCTTCCTAACGCTCCGGTTCCCGCTACTCCTGTTACCGCGACGGCAACATTTGTATTGCCCCAAGTATCGGAGCCCCATGTACCTCTACCCCATCCGGTGACGGGCATTTTACGCTATGCGAATAATCGCATTGCTCGCATCTGCTGCGGGAAACGCAATTGAAAATGTCCCAGCAGTTGCAGTCTTATCTGCCCCAAAGTCCAGTACCAATACTGATGTATCACCAGTTGTGTCTTCATTGAAAATCAAGGCACCTCTGGCTGTAATCGTGGCCGTAGTCCATGACGTATCAGCGAAGTCAGTTAGCGCCGTAGTGCCACTAGACGATGGATTTACCCGCGTAAGAGTATTGCCCTTGGCGGTGTAGTTCGTGCCGCTGACTTCATTGGTTGTGGCATACGCCGTAGTAGAGGCGCTCATAGTCGCACTGCTTGTATACAGCGCAATCTTAAATGTGTCACCGCCGCTATTTAAAAAATTATGCTTTGCCTCAAGCAATTCCTTCTTAAAAGACGTACACATTGCCTGTGTAATAGCCATTACAACTTCTCCACGGAGTTAGCCAGATCGTTATGGTCCGCTGAACGCAACAAGATAACGATTCTAGAACGATCTTCTTTGATTGCTTCGTACATGTAATGCCTCATGGCATCATAAATAAACTTCTTAAACTCTAAAGCCTGCTCCGCGATCACCGGATGTGCATCCTTGCCTACGGCCAAAACATGATCGGACGCCCGTTTCGCCCAATGATCCGGGCCAAGGGTCGAGCCGTTTGTCGTAACGACACTAACGTCACCCACTTCCCCGGTAAACATCAGTTAGTCGCCATACTGATTGTGCCATTCCTGTACTCATCGACAGTCATGCGGCCCTCTGCCTGCATCTTCAGGAGGTTTAACGCTTCCTGATATCGCTGCTGATACAACTGCATCATGTCCGCGTCACCTTTCATGTAGGTATACGCTTCCACTAAAGAGCCATAAAGCAAGACAGTATCCGCGTTCGTGCCCAACCAAGACGGACTCGTGTCAACAATTGAGGCTGGCTGATAGTAATAATGGAGTTCCGTGACGAAATCAGCGTTAGGCGTAGGGCCAATGATAAATGTGTCGCTGTCAAAAACACCGTAGTACTTGGGAACACCCTCTGTAGATACGTTAGGATACGTCGATCTGATGAAGTTCGCGTCTTTGTTCAATAAGAAGATTTGATTACTGGAGCTTGTTAGCGATAGCGACAACGGAAACATAAAGTCCGTAGGCATCGACAGGTATTGGTTCCCGTCAGTGATCGTACCAGCAACGTTTTTCCGATTTACAGGCAGATTAACCGAACGATAGATGCGCTGTTCAGCCTGCTTGATAAATGTGTCGATTGCGGCGACGAAACTTGTTTCCGTGTTATCGCAATAATCCTTGATCGCGGCAGTCAACTCAGTATAGGTCATGTAGCCACCGTCACCCTGCCCACCTGTCCATGTGCTAAAATGTTTCCCGCCCCGCCTGCGTTCCCATTCCCTACGGGATCAAACGCAGACAATCGCCTGCTAGTGTCCTGTGACAAATCAGGACGTGGGTTTTTAAGTGCCTGCGGATCAACGTAATCCCCAAGCCTACCCAAGAAGTTCTGTGGCTGGTCCTTATCCAACATATTCCTGCCGACCATCAATCCTGTCATCCGGCCAGCCCTAACTTGTGGCACAAGATCCTTGACCTTATAACGAAATCCTGTGCGGTCGCAAAACCCGAACGCATATTTGCCATTGGCAAATTTAGCCATTAGGAATAGCCTCCGGGTACAAAGTGGACAGATGCTCTGTCGCGATCTTCCTGTTCCGCCAATTGCCACTGAAATTCGTATTCAGCTTTAAGTTCAGGAGAGCGCACAAACGCTTGTGGGTACTTCTGGGATATCATATAGGCAAGCCCGGATACCAACGCTGGGAGGAAGCGGGCGGGAACGTCTGGATTAGTAGATCCTACAGCACCAGTATCCTCAATGCGCCGTATCTGCTGATAAACAAATGTGTAGTCTTTATCGGGCGTAGGCCAGAGATACACAATCGGAGCATCAC